TGATTTGCCATCCGGTAAGGCCGTGGAAATCTATCATTCATGTCGCAACCTATCATTAGCCATAATCGGGACCATGACATTCATCAATATCAACACGATTGCGAGCCAGTAGTATTCCCCGAACGCCAGGATAGTCGGAACGCATAGTATCGCTACACCGACGATTCCAAAGTAACAGAGAATCGGAATCCGTACATATCCTACTATGTTTGTGACCAGGAGTATGAGCATGGCCGCAAAGTAGATGAAAAAGTCAAACGAAATGTAAGGTTCCGACGGTTCAACCAATAGAGTGATGTTTTGATATGTCGTCATGTTTTCCCATGTGAGAGATAAGCTCAAGGTCGAAAATCCGGTTGCGTTTGGCATGGCCCGGAAGGTATGGGTGTCAGCTTCGTAAATCATCCATCCAGGTAGTGTGGAGTATGTGAATTCATCCCAATATTCTTGGGTCCATGTATAGGTCCAGACACTACCGACATATAGTGTAGTTTCCGGTGTAGAAGTGAATTCCGGTTCTGGTTCTATGAATTCTCCATTAGCGTATGTGCCTGAATTGATGACTCGGATTGTATCGATATCCAGTACGAAAGTCACCGTGACACCGGATAGTACCGTGACATTCCAGAGATATGAATCATCGGTGAAGTCCAGAGTGCAATCGTTTGATATGGTGGTCATCATTTCGGCTGATTCGAGCACCGAATACACGGTGATATCGTTCTGGAATTCGGTGTTCGAATCTAGTGTCACTGTATTGGACCCGCTGAATAGTACAGGGCAAGTGACCTCACCGTATGTCATCGAGTAGTTTGCCGTCGGTGCAAACTCCATGATGCCAGTGCCAGCTATCGTACCGGTGTTGTCGTAATCACCGGATGAAATCCATTTCGTCGTCAGGCCAGCACCGTTGGTAAGCGTTCCCGAAACATCCAGGTCATGCGTGACATTGACGCTAGAGGTCGTACTGATACTCCCTGAAATATCAAGGTTGTAGAACGATTGTCCAGTACCAGTTTTCAGTGTCTTGGATGCACCAGACATTTCAACCGTTGAAGTGCCTTCGGTGAAGGTTCCGGCGGAGGAATCCCAGGGTCCAGATACGACAAACTGGTTGACATCGAAACAATGAGAACGGACACCCAGCGTGAAACTCGTGCATGATAGATTATGTCCATCAATATCTAGAGAAGTAATATAAGTTGCGTGATTGGACAACATGGTGATAGAATTAAATTTGGCATCGCTGGCTAGAATTATGGAATAAGAGCCACTACTGAATGTGGCACATTGAATTTGTATGGTTATCGAAATTGAACAATCAGAATCGCAGTATAGATTCAAGTCGAATGAACGAGTAACCAATAAAAGATAACCGGAACCGGCGAATGTACCGGCAAGACTCACGATAGACCCAGCGAAACCAGAATCTACATTAAAAAAGTTGTCATAATTTGTAAGTGTTGTTGTACTCGTCGAACTAAAATAAGCAGAACCGTGCGATTTCCAGTAATTGCCAGCTATGATAAGTGTCCCATTATTCCAGATAGGTTGCGCATTCGTTTGAAGTATCCCAGCATTGTTTTTGACAGTACATCCAATATTGACGGCGATAGAGTGGCATGCCCATAAATTCCCTCCTGAGTATCCGCCGGAGGTTATTGAAACATTGGAATATCCGGAGAACCTCAATTTGGTGACATACGCACCAGTTAAAGTTCCTCCTGAAATGGATACATCGCCTGTGACGGTGAATAGATAGCTACTGGAATGTGCAAAAGTCCCGTTGGCTTTGGTAAATTTATTAACTCCGATGGATGCTGACTGAGTGACGGTTCCTGAATACCCCGTCAACATTGAAAAATCTCCTACTGTGACAGTAGTATTCCAATTACAGTTATACACCGAAGTATCGTCGAATGTGATGTTATCCCCTGTAGCTGGCACCCCTACCGGACTCCAGTTTGCGGCGATGTCGGAGTAACTGTTTCCAGTCGCGGCCCATGTCCTAGTGACACCTGAAAAGTACGGGTCGATTGTGACGACTTGACCAGGGGCAATATCGCCTAGCTCGATGGATATGCCCAGAATCTGCAACCCAGGCAAACCGATTACAACACCGTCACCTATGTACGCCATGCCGTTCTCATACTCTAGGAGTGCGTCCTTCCAGTTAAACTGGAATTCGTTACTGAGCCGCACCCAATACACCGAGTCGGGGATTGCCTGGTATAGTGGTCCTTCGACCGTTCCCAATGAAGTTTCTATGGTGTATGGTGATGGGGTATTTGCTAGGTCGAAAAGATACCAGAAACTGGCACCCACCAGGGGCAAAGCGTATCCGTTCGTCAGGATATGGTTTACCTTCATATTCGTTCCGACTTGGTGAGAGAATTCAAACTGAATCGTCCAGTCTAGAACACCGTCTAGATTCACTGCTGTGAATGTGTAGTCGTACCCTTCAGATACTCCGGTGGTGTTGAACGATTCCACGCAATCGACAGCCCATGACCATGAGTAATCAAGTGCTGTACGGATAGCTGGAACACCAGAGTATGTGGCCGTCATCCCGAAGCTGAAATAGGTCACATATCCCCAGGGCAAAGTCAACTTGATTATACCGTCTGGCATGTACGAATAGGCGAATCCGTTATGGTCGTACATGGTCATGGTTTCGTTGTCGAATCCGTAACCACCGGAGTAGGAGGGGATGGCCTGGGCTGAGGCTGGCATGGGTTTGTTGATGGTCGGGATGGCGAAACTTGAGAAGCACAGTCCGATTACTAGCAAGATGGCTATTGAGATTTTGGCGTTCATGTTTTCACTCCGCATTTGTCATATGCATTCCTAGACCGACGACATATATTGTTGTGAGAAGTATCCAGAGCATTGTGGTATACGAATTCTGAAACATGTATTCGTATGCGACGGCAGATAGACACGCCCATAGTGTCATGAATAATATTGAGTTGAATAATAGAACCTGAGCTTGGTCCGACAGTCCGGTATCGAATATTCTGATACCTGCTAGCACTCCTACAGCAATAGCCGCTAAGATGATTGCAATTGAATATGAACCTTCCCATATATTGAATTCTTGCGTATCCGCTTCGGGGATATCGACCGTGACATCATCCGGTAATTCTGGTGATTCTCCGGTAAGTGATGTTGCCGTTTGAGCTATCGAGTACATACTAAGAATCAACAAAAAGAACAGTGGCAAAGTAAGAAGCTTATTCATTTTCTCCACCACCATCGACTTTTCGATACCATAGTAGTATCAACATGATTGCAGGTAATATGATGAAATATGATGGCAGGATGCTGCCCCAGATAATGGTGGCAAATCCGATGATTATCCCGCTAAAGAATGTGTTCGGTGAAAATCCGCCACGAAACGACGAAGCGACAGAGAACCCAAACACAGCCAGTACTCCGATTAGGTAGTACATTATGCCACTTACATATACAATATCATCACTAGTGGCCGCGACTTCATACGGTGAAGGTGCGACAGCTACACGGATACCACCTAGGGCGAGAGCCGCAGGTACTCCACCATTCTTAGTGATTCCGGTAAAGAATTCTGGGCTTTCAAGTCGGAATTCGAATATCACTATCATGTTGTATAATTCCGCAGAGGACCATGCTCGGCTATTCAACGAATTATTCCCAACATCCCACCATTGTGTACCGGTATCCGGTCTGAACCATGACACCGGCGGCTCTGAGATATCGCCGCCGGAACCATCTACCCCCCATGTTGATGAATCCCAGGTAGTGCGCGAGTATTGAGAATGCACGATTGTTTCTCCCCTATTGATGCTCGTGTAACCTATTCCCAGGCGATATCCATGATATTCGTTGGATGCGTCGCATCCTGTTACATGACTGATATTGGTCCAGTCATATTCGAAGGTTGGAAATGCAGTATAGGAAGTAACGCTTACATCCCAGTATCCGGTGGGAGAAATACCTAGAGGTTCCGACAAATGGAATATCGCGGTACCTACACCAAAATCTCCAGTTTCGTCATAGATATCTGTCAGATTTCCCCAATAGAGATAGCTCTTATTCGTTTCCCAATAAAGAGTTGTAGCGGCTCCTGCAGCTATCGAACCTGGGTCGCCATCGACAGCAGTATGGAATGAATTATAGTTTCCGTCGGCCATGTGAAGTTCGCATGAAAGAGTTGCGTTTGGCACCAGATATTCCGTCGGTGTGAATCCTGGGATAGCTTCGGAATTGAACGAAGATGCAAAACACAAACAGAAAAATCCGGCGACTATCAGATATGCTTTAGCGTTCATGTTATCCCCTGTATATCATAGCGCCTAGTGCGGCGAAACCGATTATTGCGACGACAAAGAATCCCTCTTGTGTCACGGATAATATTATCAGCATCAACGACATACCTGCCATGAATCCTAGTTTGGGCACGAAAATGCCCATTGCTATCGGTGGAACAAATAATACCGTTAGCCATATGATATTCATTATGTTAGTTTCAGTGTCGACATCAGGCATCGGTTCTGATGGTACAATGAAAGGATTATCCTCGTCACCGCCCACAGGTTCATAGGTCATATTGTATTCAAAATACAAACCGAGAAATGCGATTTCCGCAACATCGGAACAATTTTGTTTTCCGGTCCACATGACATAGGTGTCACTACCACTGAGCATCGAATAATTCCAATCATAGAAATCCGTCACATCCCACAGATAGACGACATCCTCCCATCGGAAAAACGCTATGCTTTCAAGATTCGGAATCAGAGTAGAATTGTACCAACCATAGGAATCTAGAGTATGATATTTGGCATCATAGTATCTAGGCACATCCAAAGCCCAGGGAATCAACGCGGGTATGTTAGTATCCTCATGATACTGTATCGACAACCAACCTTCAGGGATGTTATCGGAACCGATATAGAATTTTGCCACGACAGCAACCCTAGTTATCTCCGAACCACTGTCAACCGAATGTGGTGTTGTTATGAATGTGTAGTTTCTCGCAATCGCGAATGTGTAGAAATCAGCATCAACATCGAATTGATTAAGTTTTGCACCGTCATCGGATGTTTCCGAAACTTCGTAATCACCTATGTACTCTGAATCGGTAAATCCTGATGAAATCGACTCCCAAAAATAATAGCAAAAACTGTAATTGCTAGACACAGCCGCCGTATATCCGTAATCCATGACTTCGCCTGCCGTAGGCATAGCCATGGTGAAATCGTTGGCCATAAACACATCTTCATTCACCCATCCCGTGTTAACATCTGTGTAGTCGGCCGACGCATTAAAAGGCATCGAAAGTAATACGAAAACGAACGCTAGAGAAATATAGATGGCCAGCTTACTCATGTACAGTAATATGCGACTGACCACATATATCTGTCGGTAATGACTGGTACTTACATCTAACGACAAATATATATATATATTTTTCAATACTATTAGGGTATATGTCCCGACTTCTCAATGGAGTAATCGGTGCGGGTGTCGGCCTTTTGGTCGCGGCTATCATACTGCCTATAGCCCTGACCACGATGGCAGACGCTAACATGACAGGCGTGGACGCGACGGTCAGTATCGTCGTGACGATTCTCATGCCTATCTTGTGCGCCGTCGGTGTAGCTCTCAGGTTCTTGCCTGAAGATACCTTTTGAGCATGAAGGTATGGCGTTTGAAAACGCCAGCGCAAACCCTTTACCTAGTTTTATAGACAGAATTAAATAGATAGGAGTAGATACTTCTCCGATGAACCTCTTCAGGAGCCTCAAGATTGAACCGGATTTCGAGCTTGACAAGACAGACAAGCACAAGGTGAAATTCGTTCGCATGATTTCTGGTTTTCCCGATGTCATCAAGACCAAGAAAATCAAGAAATTCGTCACTGAAGTTACTCTGAGGGATAACACCTTTGCCATCGATTTCAACAAACCTAGCTACAGAGAGAAGAATACATTTTACTA